ATGAAACTTTCTGGTCAATCAAAATCCAGAGTTCTCTTCATATCTAATATCTTTACTCCTGTTCCGGGCAGGGGTAAAGGTTCTGCCAGAGAAATGTTACATCGTAATATTCTCGAAGCAGTTGATGTCGGGGCTACAAGCATACGATTAGACTGTAACCGCTCAGCCCTCGGCTTTTATGATAGGCTTGGAATGACTTATTGGGGAACAACCATAGGTCATTCCATGTTCTGCGACCTTCCTATTAACATGAAAGGCGTAGAATGTTTTAAAGATACGCAAAATATGACTGCAAGTGAAATCATAAACAAATATCCACAAGAACTTCGTAATGCAAAATTAAAATGGATAGCTAAAAAAGTTAAAAAACATACTAAATTTGACTTTGGACATCCATCACGCTATAATGAGTTCTTAATGCTGATATAATCTCGCTCTATCAAAATATGAGAATTTAGGAGATATAAAATGTTGAACTTTGAACCGAACTACTGGTACGTATATATCCTGCATAATAATTCTATCAATTGTTTTTATATTGGTTTGCATCATCAAATTGGCAGCAAATCATACACACATTCTTCATCTAGTATTTTTCTTCAAAAAGCTATTGAAGATAATTTAATCGACGAATATATTGTTTATAAAGGTGAGAGCAAAGAAAAAGCTCATGCTCTTGAAACATATTTAATCAATCTTGCGAAAAATAATGCAATTGATCTTTACAATAAAAATAGTGGCGGTGGATATGTTGGTGGCGCTCGCCAAAGTATTCTTGAAGAAAAAGATTATATTGTTGGTGAAAATATGATTTTTTATAATATTTTTCCAGAAAAGTATTCTGTTGAAGAATATGAAAAAATTAATTTACGTATTGAAAAATTAGCTTCAGAAGTTAAACAAGCAGTTATTGTCCAATTGGATACTCCTGATAAAGTTATTCATAAGGTAACTTATGAACCTGTTGATCGCATGGTTAAAATGGAGTTTTTGCAAATTACTGAAAATCATGTAGATCCTAAAGAAGTCAGTAAAGTCGCTGAGTCTATGCTGCGAGATCCTATTGCAGCTGTTCGAAAAGTTGAAGCTTGTACAATCGTTGAATATCCAGATGGTACAGAAATGCGTTTGGATGGCACGACAACTGTGCATGCTATTGAAAAATGCAAAATTTGGTCAACTGTTCCTGTAGTTAGGCTTAAATCAAACGTATTCAATGACACTAGTTCTATCATGAGAAATTATTGTTCAGCTCGAAATATTCCTGAACAATATAAAAAGGCACAGGATCCAAGTAAAGAACTACCGAATCACATTCATAATTTTCATATGGATCATAAAGAATTATTTGAAAACTCTTTTGAATATTTTTGTGAATGTTTTAAAGCTTTATATTACAAAAAATTTAGTACACAGGCTTTAGTTCAAAACCTTAAATCATATAAAGAAAAATATGAAGAAAATGAGATAAAAAGCGATAATTGGGTAAATTATAGTGCTAATAAGTTGCTTGAAAAAATTTCTTATTATGTTAACATGAAATTCCCTAAAGCATCAGTTAGTAGATCATCATTTTCAAGTTTGCATCGCGATGCAATTTCTAATCCGGCTAATTTCTTTGGCACTACTGGATCTTCGCAAGGAAAAACTGCTGAAGTTATTCTTGCATATCATACAGAAACTAAAACTGAAAACCAAGAAACGAAAATTTTTCAAAATGTGAAAAATAATTTCGAATTTTATAATTTTTTCCCTGATAAATCTAAAGCCATAAATGGGTATGTTCCATTTGTTGGGAAACATAATGATGCCATGGTGTTTATTGTTTCTTTGCCAGCTCGTTATGACACCACAAGAAAGGGTAATATGATAAATAATATTGTCAATATGTTGTTTGATGAAAAACAAATTGCAGCGTAAACAAGATTTTATTAACTGGTATCGCTGGTCGCTTTCCATTAAGGATTGCGATCCAGCGATTTTCATGACAAATTATTTGTTTGATAGATTTGAACATAATAAGGAGCAGAAGCTTTGGATTTCTTGGATCTATGGTACAACATATTACCTCCCAACTACATGGGTGATTTGGAACGAATTTCCGGATATGGAGCTCGTTGGCGTTGAACGACTTCGCGAATGGAATAATAACAATTACAAACGGCTCCGTTATCAAACTGACACCAAGTGGAATAAGGGTCATCTTCCAGCCCAGTTCGAGTCCTACAAACAATGGGTGGGCGATAAAACTCAACGGGAAGCATTTCAACCATTCCTTACAGGATCCCCCGATGAAAACTTCAAACAACTCTGGCCCGAAATAAAGTCGAAGTTCCATAAGTTTGGACGTTATTCAACTTGGTTTTATTTACAAACGCTTAAACAGTGTTGTAATATGCCAATTGAACCAAACAATCTTATGCTTGACGATTACGATGGTTCAAGGTCACATCGTAATGGTTTGCTTATGGCTCTTGGTCTTGATGAGTGGTATGATCAAAAACTTACTGCATCACAAATTGCTTATCTTGAAGGCGAGGCGCAAGATATTCTTAACGAGATTCGTAAAGATTTCCCCAACACTGATTACTTTGATATGGAAACATGTCTCTGTTCGTTTAAAAAACTGTTTCGTGTTAAACATGGTAGGTATCTAGGTTATTATCTAGATCGACAGGCCGAAGAGATTGCCAAATGCGAAAAAGATAATTGGAATGGTATTGACTGGCAACCACTATGGGACTCCAGGTCTGAAACTATACAAAATAAACTGTTGACTAATAGTATAAATCATAGTAAAATGAGTCTATACCTTAATTCTAATATTCTCGATGCAACTGGTATCTTCGAAACGAAGAGTGCTGGCATTGAAGCATTTATGGAGTAATTATGAAAGTTATTGCTATTGGTGGTGAACCAGGATCTGGTAAACTACTTTGATGAAACGTATTATCGAGAATTATAAACTCGAACCTAAGTATGATTCGGTGAAGCTTGTACCTTATCTTCAGAAAGAGAACATATATGTTCTTGGTAAGTATGAAGAAGGTCAGGTATTCGCCGGAACAGATCGTATGAGCATGGCTGTTCAGCCAGAGGCTATTAAATTCCTCGCTACTTTGCCCAAAGATGCAGTTCTTCTTTATGAAGGCGATCGTCTTTTCACAGCTTCGTTTCTCGAGTCGTGCGTTGATAACTACGATACAACTATCGTTTATCTTTCAACGAATAAAGAAATTCGTACAGAACGATATAAAGAACGTGGTAGCGAGCAAAATGAAACTCGGCTTCAGGGACGAGAAACAAAGATTGGAAACATCCTTACTAATTTTGGATTGATGTTTCATATTACAAAGTTTGCCAACAATAACTTGGAAGAACAAGAAAGGGTGTTTGAGGCAATAACTGCAGACGTGGAGATTTATAATGCAGATAGATAAAGATTATTATATGTCATTGAAATCAACTAATATGGTTTGTGAAGATTCGGAAAATATTTCTTATAAGTATGCTGAGGATCGGATTATCGCCGACTTCAAAACCTATATAGATAAGACGTATGGTGAACACTACAAGTCTGAAGATCAGAGCATTGAATGTTTTGATGCTTGGATTGCATTTGGTGATTCGATGCCTACGTTTCGTAACACAGCGCTCAAGTATCTTTGGCGTTATGGTAAAAAGAATGGCAGCAATAAAGCTGATTTGATGAAAACGCTCCACTACACGCTAATGTGTTTATATGTGGATCATTATAAGGATGGTAAATAATGGAAATTAATATTAATATTGAAGAGCTTCGTAAGCGTAAGCTTTTCATTGCTACACCAATGTATGGTGGTATGTGTGCTGGTATGTTTGCTCGTTCAGTTGCTGATCTTTCAGCATTGTGTGCACAGTATGGAATTCCTCTTCAGTTTTATTTTCTCTTCAACGAATCATTGATCACTCGTGCACGTAACTATTGTGTCGATGAATTTATTCGTTCTGATGCAGATCATCTAATGTTTATCGACTCGGACATTGGTTTTAATCCACAAGATATTATCGCTCTTATGGCTCTTCAAACTCAGGATCCTGATAAGTATGACATCATTGGCGGTCCTTATCCTAAGAAGTGCATCAGCTGGGAAAAGATTAAGCTCGCTGTTGATAAGGGTATTGCTGACGAAGATCCAAACGTTCTTGAAAAGTTTGTTGGTGATTATGTCTTCAATCCAAAGGGCGGTCAGCAGAGCATCGCAATCGGTGAACCTTGTGAGGTTCTTGAAATTGGTACTGGTTTCATGATGATTTCAAAGCCAGCAATGAAGAAGTTCTGTGAGTTCTATCCTCAGTATATGTATAAGCCCGATCATGTTCGCACTGAACATTTCGATGGCACTCGTGAAATCATGATGGCTTTCCAGGCGGAAGTCGATCCTAAGTCTAAGCGTTACCTTTCGGAAGACTACTGGTTCTGCCAAAAGGCTCAGGAAGCTAATCTTAAAACTTGGTTCTGTCCTTGGATGAAAATGCAGCATGTTGGCACTTATATCTTTGGTGGATCTCTTGCTGATCTTGCATCAATTGGTGCATCAGCTACTGCTGATCCTTCGCAGCTTGGTGGAAAACCCAAGAAGAAGTAAAAATAAATGTTGCTATTGTGCTTGAAGTAGGGTACAATAGCAACACTTCCCTTTATCATTGGAGAATATATTATGAAGATTGATACAAACACCATCAACGTGCTCAAGAATTTCGCAAAGATTAATCCTTCTATTGTTATTACAGAAGGAAATGTTTTGAAAACCATTTCGCCATCGAAAACTATCATGGCTAAGGCAACGGTCGCTACTGAATTTCATAAGCATTTTGCCATATATAATATGGATCGTTTCCTTTCTGCACTCAGTTTGTTTAACGATCCTGAATTAGACTTTAAGGATAAGTTTGTCGTTATTTCGGATAATAATGCACATTCGAATTATACGTATGCTGATGAGGCAGCGATTAATAAGGCTCCAAATAAGGAGATTAACCTTCCTTCTATTGATGTATCATTTATCCTTACAGATAAGAACCTTAAGGATGTAGAAAAAGGTGCTGGTGTTCTTCAGCTTCCAGAAATCGTAATTTCTGGAGATGGTACAAACATTTTTCTTCAAGCTGCTGATACTAAAAATCCTTCTAGCGACGTTTACTCAATTAATATTGGCCTTACCGATAAGGTTTTCAAGGCTATCTTTAAATCAGAAAATATCAAAATTATTCCTGGTGAGTATAGTGTAGATATTTCTGCCCGTGGTATTTCTCACTTTGTAGGTAAGGAAGCTGAATACTGGATTGCTGTTGAACAGTCTTCAACTTTCTAATTGACTTTTTATTTCGGGGAGAGTATAATAGCTCTCCCCTTTTTGTTATGGAGATATGTGATGAGAATGTCTAATAAAAAACCTAAAAGATTGATGCAATCGTATGAACCGATTCGTAATCCATTAACTGAACTTTTGGGAATTGATGATCAAAAACAGGTTCCGCTTTTGATTTATTGCAAAGTAACTCATAAACTTATTTCTTCTGAGGAAACTTATGTAAAACAATATATGCAACATATTGATCCGAGAACTTTGCATGTTAATTCTTTTAGATCTATATCTAAATTAGCTTTTGACGAGAAAAACCGTAACAATAAGAAAGGTTTTGGTTGGAAAACTAATGAACAACTTCAAATACCGACTTTGAATCTTGAATTGTTTATTAATGATAAGGTGGATTGTAATGAATAATGATTTTCTCTGGGTCGAGAAGTATCGTCCGAAAACAATTGAAGAAACTATTCTTCCCGCTGAACTTAAGGCGACCTTCCAACAGTTCGTGGATCAAAAAAATATTCCTAATCTTATTTTGTCTGGTACAGCTGGTGTTGGTAAAACGACAATAGCTCGTGCCATGCTTGAAGAGCTCAGTTGTGATTATATTATAATCAACGGATCTAATGAAGGTAGATTGATCGACACTCTACGAAATGAGATTGCAAATTTTGCATCTTCTGTCTCGCTTAGTGGTGGTCGTAAATATGTTATTCTAGACGAAGCAGATTATATGAACGCCCAAACAATTCAACCAGCTCTTCGTAACTTTATGGAGGAGTTCTCTCGAAACTGTGGTTTTATCCTTACTTGTAATTTTAAGAACCGAATTATCGAGCCTCTTCATTCTCGATGTTCTGTAATCGATTTTAAAATTGGCAAGAAAGATATGGCCAAACTCGCTGTCCAGTTCCTAAAGCGAGTTACCAGTATTTTGACTACCGAAAACGTGACAAATGATAAGGCAGTTGTTGCGGAAGTTATCAATAAGCATTTCCCTGATTGGCGTCGTGTTCTTAATGAACTTCAGCGTTACTCTGCCACTGGTGCAATTGATTCTGGTATTTTGGCAAATATCCAGGAGATCTCTCTTAACGAATTGGTTACTCTTCTTAGAGAAAAGAATTTCACTGGCATCCGTAAATGGGTTGGTGAGAATCTCGACAGCGATCAGAATATGATTTTCCGTAAGCTGTATGATCACTGTGCTGAATTTCTTG